CTGAAAGTGGACCGGTATATACTCTGATCCCTGCGACAAGCCTACGGGCTGCCGTTGGTCAGAGGTATAACTCCACTTTCTCCCGGTTATTACCGGTAGTCAGTAGAGAAAATCCCAACGGGCAGGTGATGTATCACCTGCCTGTCGGTAAACTCCCCGATGATGATCGGGCACTTTATCGATCTCTAACCCATGATATTGGGTTGGGATCGAGAGATTCGAAAATCCTCATATCAAGAGGATTTGCGAATCTAAAGAGAGCTGAGGGGGTCATATCTGGCCTCGTCGATTCTCTCTGGCTCGTTGACGAACTGATATTTCAGGAAGGCAGCGAGAGTCTCCGGACAGTTAAACAACTGGTCCGGAAAATATTCAAGGTCTCCTCGTATTCGGGGAATGACCTTGTTGGGCAGTGGAAGGAATGGGGTAATAACCTATTCCATACTGCTGCTGAAACGGTTCTGGAGGAGGATCCTCCCCTGAGCCGTGGTAATGTTTTCGTGAGATTGGAAAGTATTCCAAGGATCGCGAAACTGAGATATGCTAGTACTCCTAGAGATTTCCAGGACCTAGCACATCTTATATCAAGTCGTCAGATGCCGTATCTCGGCAGACAGACGGCTGATAAAGCTTGGAAGAAGTACCAATCGGTACTTACTTCAAACTTCCAGCCAGATCCAGAGGCTTATCACCTCTTGATTCTGGCCGCGCGACGGGTGGGAGGTATCTGTAGACACCTCCGGCCCATGCGTATCCCTGACGGGTCGGCTCACGTATCCGTGACGTCGTCCGGCGAGTATACATACGCGCGGACAAAGGGCGGTCAAGCCGCCGCTGTCAGTGAAGCTATGAGAAGAATTCTCACAAGCTTACCAGAGTCTCAAATAGAGAATACTCCATTTGGTACTCTAGAACTCGACCCAGAAGTGCCCTATTGGGCACAACTGTTCCGAGATGAGGACTCAAAGGACGATGTGTCCGGAGAGACCTTTATGTCGAAAGCCGATATATTCGGTTTAGACAGAAATGAAATTTTCTGGGGACTTGATGAAGTCACCGGAAAACAAATGATGTACTGTGCTTGGCGCGATAGCTCCAAGTTCGTACCATGCCGGGCAGAAGTCGTCCCAGAAATGGGAAACAAAGCCCGTTTTGTAACACTTTCACCCTATTGGGTCGGTGTGTTACAGGCGCCTCTATCGCATCTATATATAGATGCAATGAGGTTTCACCCCTCAGTCTTCTCCAGCTTTATCCGACAGGATCAGGCCTGGGAAGCTTATAGAGGCCTAACCGATAGGTTTGGGCCTCTACCTGAGGGGCTTTTTGTGCTTAGTAGTGACTTAACAGACGCTACTAACGCACAGTGCCAAAGTCTTTCAGCAGAAATGTTGAAAGCATTCGGAATTGGGTATGGACTCGAGCAATCGCCCGAGTACATAGACCTAGCCTTAGGAACAATAGGTCCAAGGCTGGTTGAGCGGGAAGGAGAATACTCCTTCCTAACCAATGTTGGGATCATGATGGGTGAGCCTCTAGCGAAGCCCGCCCTGACCCTTTTAAATCTAGCTGTTGAGGAACTAGCGTTCCTTACCTATAAAGGTCGGCTAGATTTATTATATACTCCAGATCCAGCTCCAGCTGAGAAATGGAGATATATTCATATCGGGGGGGACGACCACCTAGCGGTGGGACCCCCCGAATATCTCCGACTCATTACGGATATTCACCGTAGAGTCGGCTCACAGATTTCCGGTGAGAAGCATGGCTTCTCAAGGAAAGCTGTTAAGTACACTGAGCGTGTCATCTTTCTCGAAAATCTCGAGAAAGGGGTAATCTACCCAAAAGCTAATAAGCTTTGTATGATAGACTCAGTGAAGGTAAGACTTCTTGAGACGGGTCAATCGACCGGGATCAAGAAGGGTAATAAGAACGTGGCTGTCGGCAAAGCCGCTCAACTAGTCAAGACACTTGACTGGCTACAGCCAGAGTTCTATTCAAGGGAGAAGATCCATTCCATTAGGAATCTCTTTATAAAGAGAATGGGATCTTTCCTCCCTTCTAAACACCTAAATCCTAGGTGCTTCTACGCAACTTTCCTACCGGAGAGTTGCGGTGGTTACGGACTAGGGTTACCGGAAGAACTTCCGATGGCCCTAGAGATGGCACCCTGGCCACATAAGTGGCTCTTTGCTAAAGCAAAGTTGGGGATGTCAGTACGCTCGGAGTTGTCTGTATTCAGACGACTCAATACGAACGTTTCCGTTAGAGGAGTTGAACAGATTGTTGAACTCCGAAACGCAGTAGAGGAATCCCTCTACAACCAACATGAAGATAACCCGCAGTTTCTGCAGGCCTTCAATGTCAAAGAACTGATGGCGCGGTATCCCGCGGATTCCGTTAGGAAATCCATCGTTCTTGCTGAACAGGACGGCGTATACTCGTTTCGAGAATTCGCCGTTAGAACAACCCGTGGAACATTGTTCCAAGAGTTGCTTTTAGGTCGGGGCGAGCTTAAAGAGTTCGCTACCAACCCTTACGTCCAAACATACCAATCGGTGTGGAGGGACGTTGAGGACATGGGCCTCCAAGATTATGGAGACCCAGGTCCTTTAACTGCCAAGCAGATCAAAAATCTGCTTTGGGAGTCAGAGCGAGATCTCTTCTTCGATACGAAGATGAGACTCACTACGATGATAAATTTTCAATTGAAAAATGTATCATTATATGAAGGATGGGTAGCATTCTGCCCATCCCTCAAAATTGGGAAAATATTCCTAGGCGTGAGATCAGGTTCATAGCCTGGCGCCGCGTACGGGGCCAAGTACTATCGTACCTCTGGCCCCTGACCTCTGGCCTACGGTCCACATTGCGATATTTCGCAAATATATACTCTG